CGCCGGTTCGCGCAGAAATCCGCCCTTGGTGAGATAGCAGAAATACCACTCGCCGCCCTTCTTGTACTCCATGTAGACGACGCGCACCCTGTCGCGCCCTTTGTCGGCCCACCGGTTCTGTGGCTTGTCATCGTAGGTCTGCCCGGCTGTGACGCTCGCCATGGTGTTGGCAAGGATGCTTTCTTTGTCTGCTGCCGTGTAGAGCTCGCTTTCGAGTGCGTCCTCCCTGTCCTGCCAAATCACGACGCCCTTATACTTCGCATCGCTGTAGTCTTTGGCGCGGGAATGGCAATCGTAAAACATCCGATCCCACGGCACATGAACGAAGTCGATCTTGAAGTCATCCCCCTTGGGAGTGACGACGATCTGACCGCCGTAGCTGCCGTATTTCAGCCCGTCCTCATAGCAGAGTGAACGCACACGCTCAAACTTGGTCGCGTCGCAGATGTACCTCAGCGCATCCGTTGCGGCGTTCGCGGCGTCCTCGTCTACGTTGGGATTTCGGGGGAAAGCTTTAGGGTCTGTGCGGGTCTTGAGCTCCGCGCCAAGCATGAAATCAATCTTGGGCTTGATGCGGTTATTGACAACGGGGGGCTGTCTGCGGGCTTTAAGGGTGCGGTACTCTTCCGGCGTGAGCTGCTTGCCGTCGTAATAGTCCGCGTCCCTCTCTGCCAGCTTGCGGGCGTCCTGCGTGGAGTCTTCGCTGTCCTCGAACCATTGGACGAGCGTTGAGTGCAAGTCGGGCGGGGTCTTGCTCGGGTCTGTCATGTTGTCTCCTGGTGCGGGTTATCGCACAAAGGGTGCAGCTAATTCACCTTCCAGTCATCCTCATCACCGTCACCGTCGAAACGCTTGTCCCATGCGTCCTTCTTCGGCTTCGTGTCGTCTACCGGCAGAGTTGCGCCGTGGATCTCGTCAAGCGCCCTGCCTATGAGTGAGCAAACGTCCACCGCGTCATCATGTGCGCCTGCAGGGAAACGGGTAAGCTGCGACAGCAACCTATCCGCCCATGGCACGTTCTTTGGCAGATACACTTTCCGCATCGCCCAACGCGCCTGAAACGCTCTCGCCCTCGTCGGCTTGTCATGGATCGAATTCAGCCACTCAAAGCGGGCGTAAACCCTGCGCTCCCGGCTGCGCTTGACAAGGAAAGGCTCGATTGCCCTCCTGATGACGCCGCCCTCTCCGACCCAGAACAGCGGCTTATGCGAGTTGACCAGATCGAGCAGGGATTCTATCCACTTATCCGCGGTCGTCTGGTCATACCACCAGTCCAATATGTAAAGATCATCGTTTGGATCAACGCCAAACACGCCATGCTCGGTAAAGTCGCCCTCTCCGTCAAGTACCGCGTAATCCGATGCCCCGTAGATGTGCAGATGCTTCGGCGGCGTCTCGTACCACTGGCAATCGGCGGCTTTGAAAAAATCGCCCTCGTCTGGGATCGGGTTCTGCTGATAGAGAGCGTTGAAGGAGTTCGGCCCCAGGATGCTCCGTATCTCAGCCAACGCCGCTTCATCGTAGCGATCCGGCCAAAGAGCGTCACCTACTGCGCGGCCCAACAGATCGTTGTGAGTTGCCAGTGCGGGAAGGGTGATAACTTCCCAGTTCGGCCCGTCGTCACTTGCCAGAATGCGCCCTGCAAGATCCGCATCATGCCAGCGGGTCATCGTCAAGACTATCGACCCTCCCGGCTCTAAGCGGGTGTAGAGGTCGTCTGTGTACCAGTCCCAACACTTCTCCTGGTATCGAGGGCTGTTTGCTTCCTCTCTGGATTTAACCGGGTCATCAATGAGTATGAGGTTGCCGCCCATGCCGGTAATCCCACCACCGACGCCCACTGCTCTAAGCCCACCACCTGCGACAGTCTCCCAATCGTCAACGGCGGTGCGTTCGTTACTGAGCTTGGCGCGTGTGAGCTTACGCGCTTTCCTGCTGAACTTCTCTGCCAGTGTCGCATTGTAAGCCCCAATGATAACCCTGCGCTCCGGCCACCGCTCAAGGTACCAGGCTGGCAGGCTGATAGTGTTCTGCTGGCTCTTTCCGTGACGAGGCGGGGTGAAGATCATCAGCTTCTTGATTCGCCCCTCGACCACGTCCATCAGCTTTTCACGGATGAGCTCCAGGTGCGGCGCGTTCCAAGTAAGCAGCGGCTGTGCCTTCGTGAGCCAGTCGGTGAAGGAAAGCGGAGTTCGTAAACCCCGCCGCCTTATCTCTAGCTCAATCTGCGCTCTCTGCGAGGGCGATAAGTTCCTCATCTGTGAGCGCTGTAACATTCAAACTCCCGCTGTGCTCTTGGAAGATCTTGTCGCCGTACTTCTTCGGCTGCTCTTTCCCAGCTAGCCACTTCTCGGCGTCGATAATGACTCTTGCTGCCTGCGGATCGAGTTCCCCGTTGACGATCATGGTGGTGATTTCATCTATCCTGTCGGCCCTTGCATCGGCCCTTAACTCGCGCGCACAGGCGTAGTTATCAGCCAGCGCCTTGTCCTGCTTCAACCACTGCATCACCGTCTCGTAACTCGGCATTCCCGGCAACTTCGTTATCTGGTTCAACGTCTGTTTCCGCGCGATAAGTTCGCAGATTGTCTGCATCGTCTCTTCGCGGTTGTAAACGTCCTTGCGAGCGGCCATTATTCGTAATCCCCCGCCACTTCCACGTCAGCCGGCAGCACCTGCAGCTTTATCACGCGCTCATGCGTCTCTCCGTTCGCCGTGGTGATCACGTTCGCCAGTTTATACCTCCCCTGGCTTGCGTTGACCGTTACAGCCGCGTGAGAGTCCGTGTAAGCCCCTGTTGACATTGCCTGCCCCTGTACCGTCCACGCGCTGGTTTCGATGGTGTCAGCACCCAATACAGCGGACCAGTTCACGGTATAGGTGAGCGATTCGCGCTCCTGCTGCTGGTAGCTCCACGTTTTCCCCTGTATCGCGTTGACGGTCCGGTCGTTAACATTCATGTGCGTGCCCTCTGTTTGCGTGTAGCCGTACAACATCATTGAGGAAATGTCAACCTTATTATGAAACTGGCCCCACTCAAGGGGCCTTTCCATTTACTCCTTAACCATGAATGTGAGAGTGCCGGTTTTGCTATGGACCTCGGGATGTTCAGAAAAGAGGCTGTCCCCGTTAAGGCTAAAGACATTTCCGAACCCGTTGATGTGCGCCTCCACGCTAACACTCCGCTCGACCTTCTGTGCCACTTGCACGCGTCGGATGCCGGTGAGTTTGGTGTAGGTCCACTTTTTTAAATCCTCTCCGGTCGTATGGCAGAGACACAAATCGTTGCAAGGGTCCGTCTGACGTATGCCGCCGCACACATCGCACTCCCACCGCTCCACCGTCACATCTTCGTAAACGGGCGGCGGGTTAAGGATGGCGTCAATCCCCTCCAACTGTTTTCTTGCCATTTCGTTCCCGTCCGAGTTGCCACCACCGAGCCGCGACAAAGCAATAAGACCTGTCTTGGCGAATTCCAGTGCCCGCTTGTATTTTCCAAGTTCCTTGCTCATAATTCCCCCTTTCCCTATTTCGCCCCAAATTTGGCTATATCTGCAGCTTAGCGCGGATCTCCCTGATGTCCTCAAGCGTCATGTGCGCCGGCGGGGAAGCGGATAGACACCGGTACAGATTCCACCATTCAGCCTGTCTTGCCTGTTCTGTTTCGTATTTCTCGCGGTCAAGGTAACATCTGCCGGGCGAATACCCCGCATCATCAGCGCGAAGCGTGTTCACGTCTACCCTTAAACCCCTCCGCGCCGGAGTGGTCGCCCATTTCCTGCCCACTTTGGTTACTTCGATCTCACGCGCCTCTCCATGATTCGGCACATACCACAACTTCTGCCCCACTGATAACATAAAACCTCCAAATTTGCGTTTTAAGCCGCCCCTTTTTTCTGCCCCTCAATGTCCTATGCGCCAAACCCAGTTCGCCCAAATTTGACGGGGTAGCGGCTCAGAAAAGCTCGTTTGCTGTTTCGATCACATCCGCACCGTGCAACTTCTGCCCCAGATCGAAGAACATTGCCACCGTTCGCGTATCTCCCATCTTCCCTTCCGCCGCCCATGCCTCCCGGTACCGCTCCATCATGGCGGGGGTCGAGCAGTAGTAGACCTTATCCGCGTCCGATACGGCTACGGCTTCTTTGCCGTCATTCGCCCAAAGCCACTGAAACACGTTGTCGGGGTATTCGCGCTGCCACTTGCCGTTGATGTTGGTCAGGTATCGGTAGTTGCTCATTCTGGCAGATCCTCCCCTGTTCGTTTACGCGGCACAGCCATTACCCGCCTACCACCTTTCACCGGCTCCTCGTACTCGGTCATGTCCAGAAACTGAAACGCTTCCCTGTTCAGCTCGACAGCCAGTTTCCCGCCGCTTGCCCCGTTGCGGTTCTTCAGCACCTTGCAAACGAGGATGCCGTTTTCGTCGTGGTAAAAGCCTAGCATGATGTCTGCGGATGCTTCGATGTCGCCGCCGCCCTTGGCATCGGTTATGAGGATGTCGTGTGCGTTCTTTGCCCCTTCCCTGTTGATCTGGCATAGGAGGATAACCGGTATCCCCAACTCCTTCGCCATGTGCTTGAATTCTGGCGCGATGAACTGCGTTTTCTCGAAAAGGCTTTTCCCTGGCGCGTGCATCAGCCCCAGGTAGTCAATCCCTATCGCGTTGATCTTGCCGTACTTGGTCGCCGCGAGCTCCGTGTATCGGGTGATCTTGGCAATGTCGAGCCGTGGCTTGTCACAGACCAGCAGGCCGTGTGATCCATGACTGTACGTCCGCTTGTAAAGGTCCTTCGCCTCTTCCCGTGTCTTGTCTTCCGCGTGACGGTAGATCTTCTCGACCTCCCGCCCCACCATCCCGCTCGAAATCTGCGCCTCACGTTCAAAGACCTTTTCCACCGGCATTTCGAGGGAAAAGAACAGGTGATGGAGTCCGGTGCGCTTGGCACCGCGCAGAAGGAGGTTTTGCAGCCATGCCGTCTTGAATCCGCCCGGCTCTGCGATGATGGTCATTACCTCGCCCGGTGCCACGCCGCGGATGATGGAGTCAAGTCGGTAAAAGCCGGTGGTGAACCTGTTGCGCTCCAGATCCCTCGCGTGCTTGGCGTAGAGTGCGGCCCGGTCCTGCACGGTGGTGATGTCCTTGAGACTGACGCCGCCGAAGCTATCCATGCTCCCGGCAAGTCCTGCCAGTTCCATCCGCGCTTCCTTCAAGCTCTCGTCCAGGGGCCCAGAGTACGCCGCCGCCGTTACCCGTTGGCAATGCTCGATCAGTTTCCGCCTTACCGATGCCTCTTTGACCAGTTTGCAGTAGTGGGCGACGTTGGCCGATGTCGGTACGAAATCCGAAAGCGCGTAGAGGTAAGCGCCGCCGCCGACTGCCTCAAGGTTGCCGCTGTCCTTGAGTGCCGCCGACATGGTTACAAGGTCAACAGGGGTGCCGGTGATCGCTGCGCCACACATGGCGTGGAAGATGATTCGATGCGGCTCTCTCGAAAAGTCGCCGCCGTCTACCAGGCCGGAAACTGTCTTGAAGCAGTCATTGTCCATAAAGACCGCGCCAAGTACGCTCATCTCGGCTTCCACGTTGGCGGGGAGGGGCTTAACGCTCATTGGTTGGCTCCCAGTCTTCCCAGTTGTGAAACCACGTCGAGCCGTTCTTGATAAACTTCGGGTCCGTCTCCTTGACATGGATCAGGTATGAACCCAACGCTGCGTTAATGCGTTCAAGGTCGGCATCGGTTTTGACGGATGCGAGATAGTGACGAAGCGCAGCCTTCTTTCCGTCCTTCTTCGGGTAGACCTCCCATAGCTGCTCGAAGAATTCCAAACGCTCTTTTTCGAATTCCGACATTTCTTTTTCTTTTGGATAAGGAGAAGGAGAAGGAGAAGGGGCATTGCTAAATGATGCTAGTGGCATGCTCGGAGCATTGCCCTTAGCATTAACATCTTGATTTTTCCCTCTTTTCTCCCATCGGATTGAAGCGGCTTTTCTTGCCTTTTCTGCTCGGAGAGGTGCATGGGCGGCGTACGGATTGTTATCTTTCCAGTCGTGAACGATGTATCCGTCATGCCCTTTTTCGAGCAAGCATAGCTCTAGCAATGCTACGAGCATGCTACGAGCATCGCCGGTCCATTGCGCAGCTAATTCTACGTCCTCATCATCCATGCCAGAAAGCACGCCATCCGGTTTATTTTCAGCAACATAGAGCCAGAGATATATCAGACTTAGCGGTCCCTGTGGCCCTAATCGCCGGTACAGTTTCTTGATCTTGTGATGATTGGGAAAGCTTACCTTTAATCGGATATCGGAATTCATCTATTGCCGCTCCTTCATTGCAGAAAAACAAAAAAAATACCCCAATGGGAGAGGGCCGTCTCCACATCGGGGTACCGGTTGCAGCGCACCACTCCGTACAGAGGGCGAACCACTAACCTAAGCTCTATGTTAACACACAACCGGCCCGTTGTGTTCAACCGCTCAATATTTCCGTCATAATACTCTCAGCCCGCAGCGCACGCAATGGAAAATGAATGTGCAAGGGGGTTAACTCTGTCAGCTCCATCCCTCTGTCATCATCCTGTCACAGTAGCCGACATAACTAGGCCGTTGCGGTTCGCGGATGAGAGAATGCAATAGCACCTCGATCTCCTCCTTTGACAGTGATCGCGGGTCGCTGCGGTTGTATCCGCACTCCTCCGACAGCCGCTTTTCCAGTTCTTCATCGTGCCTTTTCTGCTCTTCGTTGGTCATGATCGGCGCGGGCTTCGGCTTGCGCTTCCAGGGCTTCGCAGGCTTGATGAGGATCTCACCCTCTGCCTCCCTCTGCCGCTTCCTGCGCTCCTCTGTGCCGATACGCGCCACAGCAACGCGCTTTGACTTGCTCTCTTCCCGCGCCTTTGCTGCTGCGATACGGCACTCTTTGCAGTACTTGACGCGGGGATGCTCCGTAGGCTTGCCATCGTTCACACACTTTCGCGGGTTCGCTTTCTTCTCTGCCGCCCGTTTGATCGAGTGCCGCCTGTTGGTCTCTTTGATCTTCTCCGCTTCCCTTATCACTCGGCAAGGGTCGCACCGTTTGCGCCTTTTACTGCCCGTCTCCGCTCCACAATCAATACATATCATGTCAGTCTCCTACGCTTGGCTGATGGTCAGGCCAATTTCCTCCCGCTCCCCGCTCCCGCCGCAGAGGTCGCACAACGGCGATACGAGCTTATAGCGCGGCAGGCCGGGGAGGGTGTTTGGAACTTTGGCGCGGACGGCCAGCTTGGTCAGGTCTTTGCCGCTGCCTTGGCATTTGGGACAGGGTGTGGTCACTTCTTCCCCTCCTTCTTTTTCTTCTTCCTGGGAGTGTTGCAAGAGGATCCGGTGACGGCAAAAGCTACGCACTCGGCTATGAATTTGAGGAGGAATCCCGGCTTACTCATGCCGCACCGCCTCTGTCAGTGCTTCCTTGGCGATAGCTATCAACCGACCTGCTATGTCAGGCCATGTAGTGATAATATTGCTGTTTACCAATGCTGTCTGTGACTCCAGCGCGGCCTTGTACTTGTCCCGCTCGGCTTCGGCATTTTGGGCCTTTTCCTCCCATTCCTCACAAGCCGCTGCTTTGTTGATGTACTGCATCGCCTTTTCGTCAAGCAAAATTGCAATCTCTTTCAACCTCTCCACCTCCCGCTGCGATTCGGCTGCGGAGAGGGTGAGGCGGTCTATCTTGGCTTGCAAATCGGCCTTCTCGTCTATCAGCAAGTCAATCTCCGACGCTGCACCCTCCATTAGTTCCGCCGTGAGCCCGCTATGGTGGTTGGATGCCTCTATGAGCATCCTGCTGATGTATCCCGCATCCCTAACTGTCATCTTCCCCTCCCCAAATATCCCCAGCCGTTATAGCGCCCTCAGGCACATTACATCGATGTCCAATGTATCCACATCCATTGCACTTGCATCCTCGCAGTCTACGTGGACGCCCATCGGATGGTTGCAATACCCGTTGCCGTCCTCGTGAGTACAGCCAGAAAGCCCTCCTGCGCCTTCGCTGTAGCCGGTCGATTCGGCAGAGACATAACTGTCCTCAATTTGTTCGTGTGGCATCGTTGCCCCCTTCGGAAATATCCCCAGCCGCACAGGGCAGAGGATGGTTAATTGTCTTTGTGCTGCGGCCAGTTCGCTTTGACACGCTCCATTTCCGCCAAATCTTCCGGCGTGAGGTCTTCGAAAAAGGTATCCATGGCATCCTGGACGCGGCAGAGGTAGCGGTCGCATTTCTGGATCAGCTCATCCGTCACCCTGCCGGCGAACGTTCCGTTGTACCTCTCCACATCCTTTCTCATCGACGCTCTCAGCCGTGCGCGATGTTCTCGCAACCTGCTGCTTTCGGTGACTGTATGCGCCGTCCTCTCCATGTCAACCAGTAGCGCGTCCATCAGCGCCAGCATCGCGATAACCGGCACGTCTGCGCGGGGGAGCATGGTCTCGGGAGCTGCTAGTTTTGCGCGGGATTCTTTACCCATTAGTGGCCCCCCCTAGAAAAGCAGCATACTGTCGCGGTGATCGACAGCAGACTGGCAGTTGAGTACGAGTTGCCGGTAATAGCTCTCTTTCAGCTCGGACATGACTGTGCGGCGTTGGCTCTTGAGTGCCACGTATCCGGTGCTGCCGATGCCGCCAAAAGGGTCATAAACCACGTCGCCCGGGTTACTCCACAGGTTGATGCCCCTTTCGATCACACGGAGCTGGAGCGGGCAAATGTGGCGCTCATCTTTGTGGTCCCTTGCTGACTGCTTTTGCAGAGTGTCGCTCGGGTTAATATCCTGGGTGAGCTTGAAAAAACCATCATCTTCAAGCTGATTTGTTGTTACCCATACCGGGTCAGCGTAACGCTGCCACATGAGGACCGGAAACGATTCATTGGTATGCGTCACCGGTTCGGGATTGTCGCCAGGCTTGCGGAATGTGACAAGGTAATCAGGTATCCCTTGGCGGCTCATGGCGCTGTTCTTCTTGATCTGCTTATGAAGAAGCCCAAGTGCTTTCGTGCGCTGCATTGCCACAACAGGATCCTTCCAGATGCAGACTTCGGAGTGGTAGATAAACCCCTCAGACTGAAACCACCGGATGATGTCGCCGCGAAAGTCTTGCAGCCCGATATGGCCGTGGTGCTGCTTGCTGGTCGGGAGGTTCATGCAGTGGATCGACACCAGACGCCCCGGCATCATGACGCGCAGCCACTCCTTGACCATGAAAGCGAAGTGGTCGCCAAACTCGGAGTACGTGCGGCAGTTCCCCATGTCGCGCTCGGAGTTGGAATACGTGTACAGCGAAGCGAACGGGATGGAGCTGATGGAATAGTGGATTGAATCGGTCGGGATACCTCTCGCCACCTCGACGCAATCAGCGTTGTAAACTGCAAACTTATCATTGACGATCTGGTCCTTCACCAAGTTAATACCCTCCCTCTTTGAGCCATGCCGGGATGACTATCGCATCCTCTGCTCTATAAGAATCCTTCTGATTCGTGAGACTGCGAATATTGGCGATGCTCATTTTCTTGGTATGCTCAACCATGTGAGCGATCATGGTTTCAAACTCTTTCTCTTTGCGCTTGACGTTGTTCAATACGGACCCTTCCGCCTCGCTGATAATGAGGTGACGGTTGACTTCCTTGGTCTGCCCGTGTCGGTGGAAACGCTTCGTTGACTGGAAAAGCGCCTCAAAAGAATCGGACATGCCGACGAAAGCAGTATCAGCGCAGACTTGCCAATTCATGCCGAAACCGCAGATCGAACTCTTAGAAATCATCACGTCGATCTTGCCCGCGGCGAAATCCATCATGGATTTTTCCTTGTGTTCGTCGCTGTCACTGCCGGTCACTTCCACCGCGCCGGGAATGGCCGCTTTGAGTGCTTCAGATTCCGCATTGAGCCCGCACCATACCAGAAAGGGCTTGCGGCTCTGCGCGACGATTTCGGCGCATTTAGCCACCCTTCTTTCAAGCGACTCCTTCCTTGCTGCGCGGCGTTCCGTGAGACTCGCCGCTTCGACCACAAAGAGACTTCCCTCTGTCGGTGCCGACTCCACCACATGCTGAAACGTGTTGAGCAGTGGAAGGTCGAACCCTTCATCTGAGTATCCAAGGTCAGACGGCTTTGTGAGGAAAACACCCCACGTTGCCAGCCACTCCCAAAAGCTCTCCTCCGCGTGTCCCTTGAGCCTCCACTTGCTTGTTTCGCCACCGTCATGAACAAAGAACGTGGCGAGCATTTCGGTATAGCTCATGATGCCTAGAAACTCGGCATGATTGCCAAGTTCCATGTAATCGTTAGGTGATGGTGTGGCTGTCCCGGCAAGTCGGTATGCAATTGAACTGGCAAACTCAATAATCTGAATGCGAGTTTTGCCGTCTGCCGCTTTGATAAGGCTGGATTCGTCAAGAATGATCCCGATAAACGCAGCCGGGTCAAAATGGTGCAACATCTGGTAGTTGGTGATATTGAGTGCACCGGGGATAACATCGGATTGAGTGCGGCAAAGGTGAACTGTTATGCCGAACTTGGCGCACTCTCTGACGGTTTGCTTTGATACTGCCAACGGCGCCAACCATAAGACTGTGCCGCCGGTATGGTTGCATACCATCTGCCCCCACGCACCTTCCATAACGGTCTTACCTGTCCCAGTCATGGTAAAGAATGCAGCCTTGCCTCTCTTACACCCCCACTGCACCAGATCCTTCTGGTACTCGTACATATTCGCGGGGAGACTGTCCCGGGCGATGTCGAATCCAGACGGTGCAGACGTTATCAACTTCGATTGCAAAAACTCTTCGTATGTCACACACACCTCCAAGGTGTTTAAAATGTCTCCCCAGAGGGCCAATCCCAAAGGGGAGACGGTAGCAGGGGCCGCAATGACGGCGAGAGGTGTTGGCCCCTGGTAGCTATTTCTTTCCGTATCCCAACGATTCCAACCACTCGATAGCTGCGCCCGCACCCTTGGCAACGGTGCATTTCCATCGCCGCAATTCCAGTTCTGCCAGCCAGTACCGTTGCTCCGGCGACACGGTGCCACCCTTGACGCGCTTAAGCTCGATTACAGCGCCTACAAAGTCGGCGGGATACATTGGCGGCGGGTCGAAGATAAGAACGTCAGGAACGCCAGATTTGAGCCCTTGCCGCTTCATTTTCGCGTGGTAGGCTACTGTCTTTTTCCCTTCGTTCGGTATGTGACACCATCGGATGCCGTGCCAGTCTAACCACGCTGCAAGGGTCTGCTGTTCTGCTTGTTCATGGGGGCATGTGTTGGCGGTCACTTCTCCTCCTTCAGCGCATTCTCGCACAGCTTCGCCACGTCCTTCGGGTGCAGCAATAGCCGGTACCCATTGGCGAGGTCGAACTGCGCCAACGTGTGGATACCCTTGAGCGCCGGATTTGAGCCGCTCTATCTCGGCGTCCCGTTCAGCTATGACCTGTTGACAGGCGTTCTTCTGACAGGTTAGTTGATCCGCGATCTCCGTCAGCCGCTCCATCTCGCAGCACAGCCGCTCAATAGCCAGCACCGCGCCGAAAGGTATGCTGTTGCGGTATTCCGACCGCGCCCACCCTGCGACATCGTAGTTGACGCGATACGCCGCCACATCCTCCGGTGTCAGCGACTCAGTGCGGCACCGCTCGCGCCACTTTGCCACGGTTTCTTCTGTTATCTCTGGTACGTCCATCACCCCTCCTGCGGACCATCGCCCGCCGTTACTTGGTCACTCCTGCCAGCTTTTCCAGTTGATGACAAAGTATCTGCGCGCCCTTGCCGGTCTTCTTCCTGTAATCAGCGTTACCCTTGATGGTTTTTCCGTCTTTTTCCCACGTGGTGAGTTCTTCCACCTTTGCCAGTGCCGCCGCCTTGTCATCGCCGTAAATGGCTCGCAGGGCATCTTTGATGCGCTCGTGATACTCTGCGTCCTCCGGGCCGGCGTTTGGCTGCTGTGTGGGCTTAGACGGTTGCTGCGCTGGCCGGGGTTCCTTGTCTGGCTGTCCATCTTCCTCCACGTGAAGCTCCCCCTTGTGCCAGAGGTCAAGCGCGGCACCAAAGCGCATAGCGGCGTTGCGCAAGGCGTCGCCGATACGCTCCTTCATGGCATCGCCGCCCGACTTCCCTTGAGCATCGCCATAGCCTAGGCGTGTCACCCCGCAAACGGTGAGCTTGATCCACATGCCGCCGTCACGGTCGAGTAGCGGCGAGCCTGTCGGGTCATAGGCTAGCGGCTCCCATGTCCACATAGGATCCACCTCTAAGAGCCGGTCGGTGAGTGCCGCGTGACCCACGTAGTCCAAAGCGATGGACGGTTGACCGTGGAACCCACCACAGACGCGACAATCCGCCTTGGGGTTATCCTTCTTCGTGGACCGGCACAGTTTACTAATCTGGTTGGGAGGGAAAGGCTCCCTCATCTTCGCCAGTGCTTTCAAGGTTTCTTCGCTCATGTCAGTCCTCATCTGTTTTGTGCCGCTTCCACTTCCTGCGCTCGTCGTGGTTCTCTAGCCGGTCATCGAATTCGGAGGGAACTGCCCCTGGTAAGCTGGTATCCTTCGACTTCTTCTCCATTTTTCAACGCCTCCTTTATCCGCGCTGTGTCTGCCTCCTCCCGCGCCGGAATGATCACCTTGTACTCGGCAGGGGTTAGTGATGCGTCGATCACGTCAAGCGCGGGCGGGTTCGCCTGGATGCTCACTTTGAACGTGCCCGCGGTCAGCTTGGCGATGCCGGCGGATTCCAGCGCGGAGAGCATGTACTCCTTCACCCGCTTCTGCTTGTTCTCCATCGCCTTCCGTGCCGCCGACAGCCGCGCCTCTTCGGTCTTGAACTTTTCGATGTCTCCGGCCATGTCGCGCAGAAACCAGCAGTAGTTCTCAGCCTTCTCTTCGATCTGTCCAGCGGTGATATCGGCAAGCGCAGCGGCTATCTCTTCGTCCGTCTCCGCGTTCATGTACGCGGCAAAATCTGCGGTCATTTCTCGTAAGTTCATTTCCCCTCCAATATTCGCCTGACCTCTGCCAGCTCCACGAATCGCCCGATCCCTGCGGCGCGGTCGTATAGCCAGAGGCTGCGGTTGATTGCGCTAATCTCGATGGTGCCGATGGTGATGGTGTTAGGCATCGGCTTTCTTGTTGGGCTTAAAGCCGGAAAACTTGCTGACGGACTTCACCGTTCCTTTTTCGGAATAGAGAAATATCACCCTGGATGGGTCCCATCCTGAGACTGCGGATGCCTGGGCCCTTAACGCGCTATTGTGTTCGCAATAGTCGCAATTGACCTTGTTAGTCTTCGCCCACTCCATCAGTTCCTGATGCGGGATACCTTTGACCTCGTACCAGATAGACGACACGTTCGGATTAGCCTTCATCAGCGCCTTGTGCTGCGTCTTCAAGTCCGCCAATATCTCCGGTATGCTCTTGACTTCCACCATTTTCTTTGTCATGATTTCCCCTGTCTGCTGTTTGGGCCTCTGTTTGCGGCAGAGGCTTTTTTATTCGACCGTTTCGAGATCCGCGTCCCGCAGTCGCTGGTTCGCCTGAGCCAAGTTCCCCTTGAATTCTTCAACCTCGTCTTGCAGCGACTCGATCTTGTCATCCTGCTCGCCCATGAGCGCCAGCAGCTTGCAGGCGGGACATTCGGCGCGGTAAGCTGAATCGTCAAAAACTATCTCGTCGTGTCCGGAATCACAAACCTTCATACCTTCTCCTTTTTCGTCCTTCGTTGTTATGCGTCCCTTTCCCCTGTCAGTGCCATGTAACGCCGGATGCAGACGTTGGCTAGCTGGATCAGCTCGGCCTTTTCGCCATGTTCGCCGTCGATGTCGCCCGCTACATAAGCGCGCCACCACTCGATAAACTCA